TTATAGCGAAGTCAGTCCTGTGAAAAATGGAACTACCAACAGAGATTTTAATTACAGTGGCTGGCGGCGGCGCGTCAGTCATCGTTGCGTGGGGTATAGCCCAGCAGAAAATATCGTCTATTTCGACTGCACTGGTAGATATTGAAAAGCGGCTTAGAGCGCTTGATAACCGGGTCGATAAAACAGAGGGCCAAACCGGCTTGCTGGAAAATCGCATGAACGTGATAGCGTCGATGAACTCACCAGAAAGCCTTGAGAAAAGACACCGCGAGATCGCGTCTATCCTGAAGGACATTGAATTTCTTCGCAAACAATGGGGTGCGAAATGAAGTGGCAAGAAATCATATCGGCTGTCGCTCCTGTGCTAGGCACGGCGATTGGCGGTCCTGTAGGCGGCATAGCAGTGAAGGCGATTACAGCAGCGCTTGGCCTGCCATCAGGCGCGACCGATAAAGAGCTGGACCGTGCATTGCACGACGCAACACCCGAGCAACTGGTAGAGCTTAAAAAAGTCGAGGCCGACTTCGAAGTGCAGATGAAAGAGCTGGACGTGGACGTCACCCGCATCCACGCAACAGATCGCGATAGCGCTCGCAGGCGGCAGATGACGGTTAAGGATAGAGTGCCTGCTATTTTGGCCATTCTCACCATGGTAAGTTTTTTCAGCTACATAGGCGGTGTGACATTCTGGTCACATGCAGTGATGGCTGACCCCGGATTTCTTAACCTCGCCATCGGTTGGTTAGGTGGCACCAGCAGCACGGTCATCGCTTACTACTTCGGGTCCAGCGCCGGGCAGGATCGTATGCAGACGCCCGACAAGAAGGATCAGTAACCCCTTGACTAATCCGGGTATTACATACGAGCAGTGGCAAGAGGCTGAACGTGCTCTGAATGACTGCGAGAATAACAAAGCCGCAGCAGCACGGTCACTCGGGCAACCTTCTGAAACATTTCGGAATCGATTGGAGCGCGGGCGCGTTATGTTCGCCGGACGCGCTGGAGTCGATGGCAGCGCGCCTGACGGTTACATCGTAAAGGGTCGCTCGACGCTGTATGGACCCGATGGAGATGTCAAGGCTGAATGGGTCAAGACCACCGCAGACCGTGACCGCCTTTTGCAAATCGCCCTTGAGGCCGTCAAGGAAGCGGCCAAGGCGTTGCCGAAATTGAAGCCGCAACCGAAAAAGGATAAGGAATACAGCGACAATCTGATGACCGTAATCCCTTGGGGAGACCCGCATTTTGGTATGTATGCGTGGGGCGAAGAGGCGGGAGAGGATTTCGATACTGACATTGCCAAGCGCGATTTATGCGCCGCCGTTGACTATCTCGTGTCACAGGCACCGCCGTCAAAGCAAGCGGTGATTTGCAATCTTGGGGATTTTTTCCACGCTGACAACCACTCCGGAATGACACCGGGCCACGGGCACATTTTGGACGTTGACACTAGGCTCCAACTTGTGATCAGAATCGGCGTCTCAGCGGTGCGCCAGTGCATTCAGACGGCACTGGACAATCACGAAATCGTTCACTTTGTTCCGGTGCCCGGCAATCACGACCCAGTGCTGGGCGTGGCGATGGGCGTCCTTCTGGCAAATGTGTATGAGGACGAGCCAAGGGTGATAGTGCACGATGCGCCAACCTTGAGGTTCTACATCCGGCACGGTAAAACAATGTTAGGTTTCGTGCATGGCGACAAAACGAAGGACTCCAGTTTACCGGGGATTATGGCTACTGAAAAGCCTGAAGATTGGGGCCTCACTCGTCATCGTTATTTTTTCCGAGGCCACCACCACCACGACAGTCGCGTCGAATATAATGGCTGTATAGTAGAACAGGTTCGCACCCTCGCCGCGAATGACGCTTATGCGACGGGCGGCGGGTTCCTCTCAGGACGCGACATGAAGATGATTGTGTTTCACAAAGAATATGGCGAGGTCAGCCGCACGACGTGCAGCGTTGACATGCTGCGAGGCGCGCGTGATCATGGCGAGTTAAGTTAGGAGACGAGTATGGCGATTAAGCCAAATGATAGTGATCTGAACGCAATGCTTCGCCGGGATGAGGGTGTCACAGCGCACCCCTACGAAGATTCCGTGGGCATCCTGACTATAGGCGTAGGGCGCAACCTGCAAGACGTCGGATTGAGGAAGGACGAGATTGACTACCTACTGGCCAATGACGTGCGCGTCGCTATGATCGATTGCAAGGTACTCTTCGAGGACTTCGACGGTCTGTCAGATAACCGCCAGAGGGCTCTGATAAATATGGCGTTCAACCTCGGCAGGCCTCGCCTCGCTGCTTTCAGACTCATGTGGACGGCGATAGAACGCGGTGACTTCGCTGAAGCAGCCTCTCAGGCACTGGATTCCAAATGGGCGCGGCAGGTCGGCAGCAGAGCCTACAGAATTGCTGAACTTATCAAGAAAGGATAAATGCGATGGACGAATTTAAATATCAAATGAAGAAACTGTGGCCCCGGCAGCGGAAGCATCAGATCATGCTCGCGGCTGCGGCACTGATAGTGGTACTGATTGCGGTTGATCTTCTAACTAGATAAAGAACTTCGCCGCCAGCATGACCTGTATCTGATCCCCCTGCGCTACGGCACTCGCCCGTGCTCTGTGTTGGGGGCTAGGGGGCCGTCTCGCCAAGGGGGGTGTGGTGATTCCTCCTTAGGCTTGAGACGGCCCTCACCTTAGCCGGAATCGGATCCGGTGTTGCGTCGCGTCTTTAACAATGCTTCCTCGCATACATTGGCCACGATACCTCCGTTCAGAAGGGCGATGTCGTAGCGGGGGTTCTCTTCGATAGTGCGGGCTACGATGGTGCCGTCACGCTGCAATACCCCGTGTGGGTTGAAGGTTCGCACCACGACTTTATCTTTCAGTGCGTACATATCTAACCCCCTCCGTGATGTGGGCGGTTGTCATGCAGCTTATCTCTTTCGGCGGCGTCGAGGACGACAGCGCAACAGGACATGACATGTGCCAGATGGTGATACCCGCTATCGAAGTCTACGTTGATGCCGTCGTGATACCACGCGATCAGGTGCCGCATGACCGCGTCGAAGTAAGTGGTGCAGTCCACGCCGTTGTCGCGCCAGTTGTAAGCCCCGTACTTGTCTGCCCCACTCTCCATAACGTTGGCCATAGCCGTCAGAGCACTGGCTGGAACGGACGAGTACGACTGCTTGGCCCGTCCGTGTTTGAACTTGGCGTTCTTCGTGTAATTCTCATCGACAAGTTCGGTTACCTTGTCCCATGTTTCTTCTTTCATCAGTCTTCTCCCTTGACAATATGTTCTAGGTAGTAGTGGCATAGCAGCGCGGCCTCAGCCCTGCCGTTGTCTTTCTTCCGCCGCCAATAGTGGTCGCGGACTTCTTCACCGAAGACCTCGGTAGCAATCTGAAGGCTCAGGGTCTTCTCCCTCGTCAGACCCATAGCACCCTTCCACTTGGCCGGAGTCTCGAACCACACGTTCTCCATCCCGAGCATACCCATGAGGAACGACGACGCGCCGCCATACATGGAGCCAAAGTTGAACGTGCTGCTCACGCCCTGCCGAGGCATAGCTCCTACCGCCTCAACTACGGCCATCTCCTTGCAGTCGGCGTAGGGCGTCGTCACCTTGGCGTACCACTCACAGAAGTGGGCGGTGTAGAACAGTGTCTTCCTCCCTAGATACAGTACCGGGGTGTCGAGTACACTGAGCAGCTTGCCACTGCCGGTCATAATGGCGAACGCCCCTGAAGCTCCGGGATCGTGGCCCAGTATGATAAGTTCTTCTCTCATTTCTCTTCGTCCTCGTTATACGATGTGACGTCACACCGATGTGGTGATTACTTCTTGTAACGGTGGCCTTCCCACGCATCGACACTGAGAGGCCAACCGGCATACCAGTACTCAGGGTCTGCGATCATGATCTCCTCAAACTCCTTCAGGCTACCGAGATGTTCAGGAACCTCACACACGACCTCGTCATAGACCGTTAGTATGGGTGTGTACCCATGCCCCTCTAACCTGCGGGCAGCGGGCATCAGTATCTCCCTGCTGGTGGCCTGTGTTGCATTCTCAGCAAGCTTTCCCCCGTAGGTATAGATGCGCGTCCACTGTCCGTTCTTCATGGACATGTAGCTGAGGACGTGCTCCATCTCGCACTTGCACGTCCCGTTTGCACAATCCTCCTCAGTGGCGGGGTCATGCCAGCGAGGCATGCGCTTCGACAGGAGAGGCTGGTAGTACCAGATACGCTTGCCGTTGGGCAGGATCATGGCCAGCCAATCATCCACGGGTGCGAACCCGATCTCACGGTAGCTGGTCTCCTTATCGTCCCTTACTGCACTGATGGCAGCATAGTTCAGGCTCCTCCACAGCTTAGTGGTCTCAGGGTGTTCAGCCCGCCATGCCCGACATATCTCGATGACACGCTCGTCAGTGTGCCGGTCAGTGCGATCAAATTTACGCCATGCACCTAGCGCACCCTGATATCCGAAGGCCAGTTCGCCTATCTTACCGTCGAACCTCTGGGCTGGGTGAGTGGCCTTGGTCACAGTACCAGCGGGATACCCATATATCTTGTCGGCCATGCGCTCATATATCTTCTCGCCAGCGCGAAAGGCCTCGACCTTCCACTGCTCACCGGCGAGACACGCGAGCACAACTGCCTCGACGGAGACAAAGTCCCCAGCCATAATACGGTATCCATCTTCGGCCATGATCCAATGTCGGCTGGCGGAACTCACAGCTTCCATGGCGTCACCGTAGATCATGTCAAGGTACGCCGGGTCCTTGAACATGATGTCCTTGACCAGACGATCAGGAGGGATGTCCTCGTAGCTGCGCTTCAGGTTCAGTGGCTGGAACCCCGACCCTGCGTTCCTCCCTGTCTGTGTGCCATGGTATCTGGTCTGGTACTTGGCCCTGCCATCCTCGCAGGTCTGGCGAGCCATGGCGTCCAGCTTCCGTGTGGAAGCCTTGTTCAACTGCATACGCAATTCGATCACGCGCCTAGTGTTGTCAGGCAGGGTCTGTGAGGTATCATTCGACTGCTTCAGGGTGTCGTCGCGTTCGATCTCCTCTTCAAGCGCATTTGCCTGTAGGTTATCCAACTGACCGCCGTGAGCGTTTATCCATTCCAGAGACTTGGCTACCTGTGTGGGCTTGACACCACAGATGCCCCTGTACACCTCAGACAACTCTTCAAAGCGCTTGTCCACGATCTGGGTGGCAACCGTTATGCCCTTGATGTCGAGCTTGAGACCTCGCTCCATCATACGCATATCCAAGATGAAGTTTGGGATTTCATGGTCGGGCAGATCACCAAGCATATCGCTAGCTGTCTGCTCCAGCAGTACGTCACGTTCGCAATATTTCACAAACAGCATGAAGTCATCTTCGGGGATGTCTCGACGCGCCGTCTTGAGGTGTAGCTTAGAGTACCGTGTTATAAGTCTATAGCCCTGCGGGTCCTTACCCTCGAAACCCATAGCCGCCATCAGCTTCTCTAGCTGCTGCGGCATGGCGTAGTAGGCAGCGACGGCCATAGTGTCCCGCCACTGCTCCACGGGTGGGCACTCAGGCCAGTGGTAGCGGGGGGTCATCACGTTCTTCCAGATAGATCGCTCGAACCCGATGTTGTGGGCTTCGATCAGGTGGCCGTCATCAATGGCGTCCCAAACCTCTGTCGTATCATACGGCTTCACATCCTCTGGGGTCTCGAAATCACCGATCCACCACGAGCGTATAGGTAGGTCATCGATACCCCACGACACACAGATGATGTCAGTGCTTGGGTGTTCGCTGTATGCTGCGGCCCCGACCTTCATCAGGTCAGACTCAGAGCGTGTCTCGAAATCTATGGTGATCATAATGGCTTATCACTGTGGTGTCGGATAGCCAGTGAGTCCTTGTTAAACCCTACGGCGAAGATGCGACCGCAGTCTCCCATTTCATCCCAGACATTGATCCATGCTGTCTGGCCCATGGGAGGGTTGCGCTTATCCAGCGCCCATTTAGCCGCTGACGTAGCGCAGCTCAGGATGCTGGGGTCTGTAATGTCGTGAAATATTATTCTCATTTGATCCCCTGTAGGGTGTGACGTCACACCGAAGTATGTAAAAAAAAGAGGGAGATGGTGAGTATCTAAACCATCTCCCTCAAGTCAGCTCACGAGAGACTTTAAGGCAGTCTCGGGCAGAGGCAGGAGGTGGTTACCCTCTGCCGCGTGAGCGTCTCACGCGATCACCTTCAGAACGCGGCGCGGCCTTGAACAAGGTCGAGTGGTCAGCCTGACTGACCAGCTTGTCACCGTCGCCGGTCTTCTGGACCGCAATCAGGTAAGCCTTCACGCCCTTACCCTGTACGTCGTAGCAGGAGAACACTACACCTAGCTGCACATGGCACCCCGGATATATCTGGTCCCGAGTAGCGGGGCCAATCTCCTGCACGTCTTCGTCGTAGACCTGAACGCCACCGGGTGCGTCCATACCGTGCTTGTTGAACTTGGTCGATGCCCGCATGACCATCTTCCCGGAGTATGCATCTCCGGACTTGCCCTTCTCTTCGCGACGAGCCTTGAGTTCATCGCCATCGATCAGGCAGGACCTGATCTTGCCGTCGAGGAACTGCTGCTCCGCAGCCTCTCCCCACTCAGCAACGACGGCGTCGATGAGGGCGTCTTCGAGCGTGCCTTCACCTTCTACGTCATCGCGATCAAACGCGACCTCGATCTTGTAAGCAGGGTCTCCATCCTTGCCCTTGTCCGTGGTGTACTGGTCCTTCTCAAAGAGGGACTCGTGGATCAGACGCCCGACAGGCGTCAGGTGACGTACTTTTTCTTCAGTCATTACTTAGCTTCCTTCTTGCTTCCACGTTTGCCCGCAGGCTTGAACATGGATTTTGTTTCTGAGTTGACAGCAGGACGGGAGTCACTCCCAGCCACAACTGTCAATCCGGCGTCGGGCTTGAATGCCCAACGACGGGTGAAATCCCTGCCTTCAGCCAACTTCTCGACATCAGCAGGGGAGCGAAAGGCGGGGGTAGTCAGCGCACGGTCACCAAACTTTTCGACCGCAGCCTCCTCCGCACCGTCTTTCCATTTCCGAAACACACGCGCTGGTGCGAGCTTGCGCCCCGGAACAGAGTGGCCAGACTGAAGTCTGATGAACGCGGTATCTTCGGCGCTCTTCTTCAGGGTCTTAGCCAAGTCAAACAGGCCGAGGAACTCTCCGACCTCTTCATTCGTGAGGGCTTCGACGCCACCCTCAAAGCCTTCTATCTTAGCCATCAGCTCTTTCATCCTTTCCATATCCTGCTTCAGAGCAGGGCAGGAGGTGTATCGGGCAGGACAGAACCTGCAGTGTTCTCCGCTCACGACGGTGGTGGCGTCGCCGCCTGCGGTATCCATGGCCGGGAGCAGCTCCGACTCAAGCCAATCCAGCAGCGCATCAACGCTTATGGACCAATCTCTGATCGGCCCCATGGCATGGAAGCCACGAGGCTGACAGATCAGAAGGTTGACTGTGTCGATGGAATCCCACAGATCAAGCTCTTCCAGCACCCCGCAGGCGTAGTACATCATCTGCGGATTGTTTCGAGGGTCCACGATGATGCCAGCACCATGCTTGTAGTCCCAGACCGATACTTCCCGGTTTTTCTGGTCAACAAAGATAGCATCCGACGTGCCGTAGAACAAACCATGAATGGTAGGGCAGTGGAACCGCCTTTCTACGAAGAAATTCGACTGATCCCTATCCGGGTGGCGCTGGCGTACACCGTCGAGGTAGGTCTGGACCGCGATGGCCATTTCCTTGTCAACGGTGCGCCCGTAGACCTCCTCGCCGATCATCTCCCATGCATCCATGTGTCCAGTGAGGCAGCGATCTCCGACCTCGTGTGCCGCAGTACCAAGAGCAGCGTGTTCGCTCTCAGGGTCTTCGACACCCTCACTGAACCTTATCGATGCGGGGCATGCCATCCAGCGATAGCTGCCCGACGCACCCAGAGGGCTGTGTGCCTTGAGTTCGGGTTCGGTCATTTGCAGGCCTCAATCAGCCTAGCCGCGACTTCAGCCCGCTTGTCAGCAGGGATGTCGGAGGCACTGTCGTGACCAAAGCCAGTGATGATGTCCATCACGGCAGAGGGTCCAATGCTGTCGGCAGCTTCACCCGCCGCCTTCATCAAATCTTCAGCCGTCATTTGGTGTGACGTCACATCGGCTTTGACACCACGACGAGAGCGACGATCAGTACTATCGCTGTCATCGTCAGCAGCGTTGACGCCACTTCCACTATCATGCTTGTCGTCTTGCTCGCTTCGAGCACGACGTTTACGCCTCTCTTTCTTCTCTTCAGGTGCGGGGGTCTGCTCGCTCGACGTTTCAGCATCATCGCCCACGGCTCCTTTTCTTCCAGAGCGCGAGCGACGGCTTCGCGTCTTCGGGTTGGGCTCCACGGTCGCGACGACGGTATCTTCTCGCCCCACGGCATCTTCTCCGTGCGGCAGTCCTCCATCAGTCGCGCCCGCACCATTGACTTCATCCAGTGATCCAGATATTCCATTAGTAAGCCCTCCTATTTGTGTTGCACGGATGTGAGCCAAAGCGGAGAGCACATCCACATCTAAATCTCCAAAATAGAAAGTGACTTTGGTTCCGATAGGAACGGATTCGGTATTTATTGATACGATTTTCATCTTATTTCCCCTGTTAGTGATGAAACTGTCACCACGCTAAGTTTGCGTGATACTTGTGTCAAGCCTTGTGATCCAAGGCCAGATAGATACTGTGGTCCTTCTTTATGACCGTGTTGATGATCCTCTCGTCGAGAGAATCTGCGACGACAGGGATGTGTCCGATTACCCTGTCGCCCGTCTGACCGATACGATGCACACGGTCCAGCATCTGTTCGTTCTTACCCGGCACCCAGAATGGTTCAGCCAGCACGACATCCTGAGCCGCCGTCATGGTCCAACCTTCACCCATTGGCAGCATCTGCCCGATGATAAGCCTTATCTCCGGGTCTGTCTGGAACCGATCCACTGATGTCTGCTTTCGCGACGGAGGAGTTGACCCATCCATGTAGGTAGCGCCGAAGCTCTTCAGCTCGTCCATAAAATACGACAGGACACTGAGGTGCCATCCCGCCAGCACCAGCTTATCGATGCCCTCATCCAGCAGCTGCTTGACGTAGTTCACGATGAGCGGGGCCTTGGCTTCCCCCAATTCACGTCGGGCTGTAGAGATAGCGCCATCGATAGGGATGTCATCAGCGAAGTTATCCGGGTCCACCTCGTGCATCTTAGCGGCCACAGTCAGCCCCTCATGCTTGAGTGCGCGACGCACTTCAGGCGTACTCTCCAGAGGCATGATGTGCCATCGCTTGGGTGGTAGCTGCGGCAGGACATCTTCCTTGAGCCTGCGTACCATGATGCGGCTGCGAAGTCGGAACTGCAAGTCGTCCAGATTGATCGGGACATTGCGGACGTTGTTCATCCACTTGACCTTGCCGTTGATCCGCACGAAGCCCTCGCCTTCGGCGTAGTACTGGCGTCGGAAAGACTCGACACTCATGCGATCTATCGCTTCCCAGTCAAGCAGCCGCAGGGCGTTGTAACATTCGATGGGCTGGTTGGGGAGCAGCGTACCCGTGGCCAGCGTGAACCGACCAGTGACAGAAGGCAGCATGTCAGGAGCGCACACGACTTTGGTCCTCTGGTTCCCCTTGGGGTCCTTCAGGTAGTGGGCCTCGTCGAGGATGACGTGATCCCACATGAGGTCCATGATGCTGGTGTTGATGCCGGGGTTCCTGAGCATGTCATAGCTCACGATGTTGAAGTCGGCTTCCGGGTTGATCCCATGAGAACTCTGGAGCACAGCGTGTGTGCTGACGTTTTCGATGTTCGACCAAAGCCAAATCTCGCGCTGCCAGTTGAGGCGCAGCGAGGCGGGGCACACGACAAGGGTGCGACCGCTTTCAATAGCGTTGTCGAGCATGATGGACTGCGCTGTCTTGCCAAGACCGGGCGCGTCTCCAAACACCGCATGGTTGCGGGACATATGGTACTCCACCCCGGCTTTTTGATAGGGCATTGGTGTCATGCTCTCAGGGTGGGGCGGGTTGTACATCATGGGGGCCTTGGCCCATGACGATTGATAGCTGTAGGTATTCCAATCGATCATCATACTTCCCCTGAAAAAAAATAGAAGAGGACCGCTAGCTAGGGACTAGCGATCCTCTCCGTGCGCGTCGTTAGGCTGCTTCTGCTGCCCTTCTTCGCGACCTGCTTGGCGCTGCCGTAGAGTCGGCAACAGCTTCAGCGGGGTTTGACAGTGGGGTGCCAGTGACCTCTGAAGCGTAGCGAAGCAACGTCATCTTATCCTTGGCCGACAAGTCGTCAAAGGCATTCTTCGCTGCCTCCAACGTGCCGGAGTTGGCCTTCACGTCCTTGACCTTCGACAGGTCCTTGGCGTCGTCCTTGGTGACGAGGACCATACCCTGCTTGCGAGCAGTGGTGTCGATGACAGCTCGCTGGTCACCCTCGTCGAGCGAACCGAGCGAGCGCACGACTGCGTCGACCGGGTTCTTCTCGTTTACCTCAGCCTGCTCTTCTGCAGCCTGCTTCTCAGCCTTCTTCTTCTGGCGCGACGTGCGCTTGCGAGCAGCCTCACCCGAACGCAAATCCCCCAGCTGAAGTCGGGCCTCTTCTGTATCGCCGAGTCGACCCACCACCAGAAGGCGTCGAGCCGTTTCGTAAGACCGGCCAGTGATGTTATCAGTGACCCAAGTCTTGAACGGTATCTTGGCTTCCACCGCGATCTTCTCAGCTTCGGCCAACTGCAGCGCAGCACTCAGGCGCATGTCGTTAGCGTCAGCCATCTTGGAGTCAGCCTTTTTCAGACGTACGTTGATGTCCTTGGCCAGCGGGAGCAACTTCTTGCTCGCCGCATTGACCTCGGCTTCGCGAGCCTTCTTGGCCACATCCATCTTAGTCGGTCCTTTCTTCTTCACTGATTTCTTCACGGTTGCCTGTGCCATCTGTATCTCCTGTTTCGGTGTGACGGTCACACCAGTTGTGTGGTCCAAAGCGGAGGTAGTCCGCGATGGTTGGGTGCAAATACACCCTGTTCTGGATCATCCTGCAGGTGCGCAGGATGTCCTTGTTTCCGCCCTCGCCATTGGCCTCTTCGACCACACGTCGAGCGAACTTCGTCAGGGACCTCTTCGACCGGCGCTGATCGACGCATACGCCTTCGATAGCCATCTTCCACACACCGCCAGCGTGGCTGCGTGATATGGTGATGCCGAAGTCAGACTGTCTCATGATTCTCTCGTTCCTCCTCCGTTGTAGTAGTCGCGCGTCGAGCTGTGCTGCCGCGACGCGTAGTCAAGGGCATCCTCGACGCCACTGGCGACGTGGTAGTCGAAGATGATCTCCTCTGGTGCATGCGAATTGTCGAAGAGACAGCAAAGGATGAAGTTGCTGTGGTTACTGCGTGTCAGCTTGTAATGGACTTGTCCGTCGACTTCATACAAATATCCTATGATGTCATCCATTACCTCGGAGGGGATAACCTTGGCACCGCCTACGTGGTAGCGCTCGGCCTCTCCTTCCTCGTCGAAGAGGATTATATCTTCGATCTCATTGCGCATCATTGTGTGGAGCAGAGCCAACCTGAGATATTCGGCCCCGCTATCGGGATCGTGGAGCCACTCTGCCTTACGAGCGTTGTGGTCGGCCTGAATCTTGGCCATCCGGCTTTCAATCGAGATCACGTCATCAGACATCATCCAACCCCTTCATCTTCATCTCGACGATGGCGGTAGCACCGCTGTCGATCAAACTCTGGCGCACCTTTTCACGGATCGCCTTCACCCCCACAGTCGAGGGACTGAGCAGGACAATGTCCAAAATATCTGGCATTGCATCAGCGATGCAAGCGCACCTCTCAAGCTCTAATGTGACAAGGCGCGTGGCCTCGTGGCTGGCTTCGGTGTTGGTCATAACAGACAGCATGGGGGCGATGAGAGCCCGCCATGACGGAGTGGTATTGAACGTTTCCATCACATTTCCCCTGTGGTGGTGAGTGACCCTTCCGGTGTGACGTCACGCCGAAAGGCTCTTGGATTTCCAAGAGTGTGCAGCGTCCGACGCCAGCTACCTTGTGTCAAGCGCTGATTGACATAAGCGCCTGTAAAACCATAGGGTCGTCGCTCGTTCTCACTTCAGGGGTTAACTGATGACACTCACAAGAATGGCTGCTGTCGCTTATTCCAAGCGCGGTTGGTATGTCTTCCCTTGCCGGGCAGACAAGACGCCGTACACGGCTCATGGTGTGCTCGACTCGACCATAGACGCCGATCAGATAAACGCATGGTGGGATACGTGGCCCAACGCCAACGTGGCCATAGACACGGGCAAGTCTGGGCTCATGGTCCTCGACCTCGACCCCGGCTGGTCACAGGAGGAGCTCGAGCGCAACGTAGGTGCCCCCTTGGCAGGGTCCCCGCTCCACGCCAAGACGCCAAGAGGTGGCGAGCATCTGTTCTATCGCTTACCCGAAGGTGAGATCGTGCCCCCCAGCGCATCGAAGCTGGCCAAGCATGTGGATGTCAGGTCTCACAATTCATATGTGCTGGCGGCTCCATCGCGCACGAGGGACGGGGTGTACGAGTGGGCCGAAGGCAGCTGGGAGGATGGGCTCAGGGGTATCAAGGCGGCGATGGCTGACGATGCCTACGTCAAGGCATGCAAGGGCAACTTCCGGGAGAAGTCTGAGGACCACGACACTTGGATTATCGAGCCGGACATGCCGGAGAACGTCGACCTCGCATCCTACTGGCTG